AGCTCTGGGCCTTGGAGAAGAAGCTAAAGAAGTAATGGAAGATTCAGAAGGCATAGAGAAATTCTGCACCAGAGTCTTAGTACTAAGGAGAGAACTAAAAGAACTTGTAGAACACACAGAATGCAGCAAGAACCCAACAGGGATAACTTCACACAACGTAAGTTTGTCAGAGGCGTTGAATTGGGTAGATGTAAGTATCAGCATGTTTTTAGATGAAGAAGCAAAAGTGAAACGATTATGAGCCCGGAACAGACGACTAAACGAATAGATAACCTGGTTAGACAGGTTGCGGATTCAGAAAAATGTATTGCCACTTTAAAGGAGCGAGTTCAAGGCCTACTCATTAGTTTGACCAATCACAAGGATAGGACTGAAAAGGAATTCGAAAGGATGATTAGTGTGGGCGATAAATTAGCTAATGCAGTGGATCGGCTTACTACAGAAATGCACATTTTCCAGGTTAACGAGGCCAAGAAGGTTGGCAAAGAGGAAGGCAAGGCGTGGGTCTTTGCGAAGACCGCGGCCACAATGACCCTTTGCGCTTCTGTAGGGGGATTGATTGTGAAGTTTGTCAAATGAGTACCAAACAAATATCTGATAACCCTCAAGGCCAGCAAGTGACCTCGGACGATTTAAAGAAGCCTAAAGAAGAGAAGCCTTTGAGTCAGGCTGAGATACTTTTAGGTAAGCCTTACCAGAAGAAATGGGAGAAATAATGGGGTGGTTGAGAAAGCTTTGGGGTCTAATCAAGCGGCCTATTAAAAGGATTGTTACCCAGGATGCCGCGGTGAATGTTATCGGGGAATTGGTATCTGTGATTATTACTGGAGTGGGGGAAGTGCTTATAGACCGTAAGACCCGGCAGAGACTCAGGGATTTGAACCTGCTTTTAGAGGGAGCCCTTGCCAAGCTCAGAGAATATGGGATTGTTATCCAAAAAGAAAGAGCCTTTAAAAAAGCACTTGAAGACTTTATCGATCATAAGAAGCTAGGTACTGAGGCCCAGAAGTGGGTTGAAGAGAGAATTACAAAAATCAGTGAAGAGGATATAGAAGATCCTGAGATACTATGAAATTAGAAAATTCTCAAACATTTCCAGGTTCAAGGGGTGAAGTACAGCACTTCAATCTTGAGGACTACCCGGAAGCTAAACGGCAAAAGATGGAGGACTCCCATAAAAGGGATCTCTTCAGAGAGGGTATTTCCCGTTTAGAAAATACGATCAGCGGGGATGAGCATAACCGCAAGGATATGCACGATGACCTGAGGTTCCTCAACAACGATCAGTGGGATTCTGAGGTACTGGCAGCAAGAACTGAAGCGGGAAGACCCTGCATCACCGCGAACTACCTCTCAACCCTTGTCGATTCCATTGTTGGTGAATATCGTCAAAACCCCCCAGGGTTAAAGATTATCCCAAGGGGCGGGGAAGATGACGTAGAAGTAGCCAACATTCTACAGGGCCTTGTCAGGCATATTGAACAGAAGGGCAACGGCAGGACCGCGAGAACCTGGGCTTTGGAGTGTGCCGTCAAATGTGGACAGGGGTTTTACCGGGTAAAGACTCGATATAGGAATACCGAATCTTTTGACCAGGAAATCATCTATGAAAAAATACTCAACCCCTTATCAGTCTTTTCAGACCCCGATGCCGTAGGTGCTGACCTCGGGGATATGAACTTCTGTTTCATTACTCAGAACATGTCTCGCACCAAGTTTAAAGAGATATTCCCCGGGCATACCCCGTCTTCGGTATCGATAGGTTCAGCCTCCACAGCCCTTAATTCTGGGGGAGAAGAGATCATCCGGGTCGCTGAGTATTGGTACAAAGAATACAAGAACAAAACTCTTGTCGAGATGGATAACGGGTCTGTCATGGAGAAGAAGTTAGTTCCAAAGGGAGAACGGAAGAGGATTAAGAAGACCCGCACTATTAAAGCTGCTCAGGTAAAAATGGCTTATATGAGCGGAAGTGAAATCCTTGGAGATCCTATAGAGTGGCCGGGGAAGTATATCCCCATCATCCGGGTCTACGGGAAAGAGGATGTAGTAGATGATGTAATCTACCGCCGGGGCATTGTCAGAAATGGTAAGGATTCCCAGCGGGTTTACAACTACATGCGCTCTTCTGCTGTAGAGCATGTGAGCCAAAGTCCCAGAGCCCCATACATAGGTACTAAAGAAATGTTTGAGGGGCACGAAGAGGAATGGGATAACTCTAACATTGAACCAAGGCAGAGGCTTACTTATCAACGTGACCCAGACGGCAATGTACCGAAAAGGGAGACCCCGCCTACAATCCCCTCAGGTATGGTCAACGAAGCTCAGAGTGCTGTCAATGACATGCACTTTACTACCGGAGTCTTTCAGGCAGCTACAGGGCAGAAGTCTAATGAGGTATCCGGCAAGGCCCTTCGAGCGAGAAATAGAGAGATTGCTAATAACGCCTATGCTTTTCTCGGCAATTTCAACAACGCTTTAATCCACGAAGGCCGGGTAATCGTTGATCTAATCCGGGGAGTCTATGACACCTTTCGTATTATTCAGATTGTAGATGAGATGGATCAGCCACAAGAGGCCGCGATCAATGTTCCTGATGATACTGTAACCCCCGGAAAGGGTGTTGATCGGGTTATTAGTGATGTGACTGTTGGTGAGTACGATGTGCAAGTAGCAGTAGGGCCAGGGTATCAGACTAGAAGAGAAGAAGGTTTCGACCAGATACTTGAATTGACCCGGCACAACCCGAATATCCTCCCAATGGTTATGGATGTTCTCGCCGGGATGAGTGACTGGTACGGCGCGGATCAATTGAGACTTCGTTTTGAAAAAGCTCTGCCCCCAGATATTAAAGAGTCAGAAGGTATCGAAGCTGGGCCTCCTCCCCCTCCCGATCCAGCGGTACAGGCAGAGCAACAGAAGAATCAGTTTGAGCTTGAGAAATCCAAGCTCGAGATTCAGAAGCTACAGCTACAGGTTGAATCTAGCAAAAAAATGGATGATGAACGAGTTCAACAGGTGGCGGCGCAGACTGTTATGCGCCTCATGAAAAATGCACGAGAAAGGAGCAAACAGTAATGAAAACCACTTTTGACGCGGATGCGATTCTGGCAGGTGTTGAAAAACATGACCCGGATTCAAAGCCGAATCAGCCTAAACCAACCATGCAGGTTATTGGCACAGGACAGGCTCGGGAGATTGAAACCTCAGAGGATGGGAACATAAGAGTCCTGAGATCTGACGGTACGATCCCTGAGAAGAAAGTTTTGTACCAGGAATTTGCAGATGGTTCAGAAGGTACTGATAAAACCGACCAAACAGAGGGAGCGGAACCCTCGTCTACCGATCCAAAAGAAGGAGCGGAACCTTCAATAGAAGCCGATAAGAAAGTCCCATCTGGGGTACAAAGGCGTATTAACGAACTTACTAAAAAGAATCACGATCTTTCTAGTAAGTATGATGAGTTAGCCCGTTTTTCGGATAGCCAGAAACAGGCACTAACCACGCAACAAAAAGAGCTGGACCTTATCAAAGCCGAAAGACCTAAGCAGGATTCTTTTGAGAATGAAAGCGATTTCCAGGAAGCAGTTTTAGACTGGAGGGTAAAAACGTCTGCAAGAGAGATTGCGGTACAAGATGCCTCGACACGAGTTAAAGGGTATGAACAAGAGCAGCAGAAAGCGCAAACGGATATTCAATCCACTTCTCAGGAAATGGTTCGGGCCAAGATAGATGAAGCTATCGCAGTTGACCCGGAATTCAAGTCCCTGGTAGTGGATAATGAAAAACTTCCAATCAGCGCGGGTATGCTCTCTGTCATGTCTGAGTCGGAGCATTTTCACGATATCGCAAAACACTTTGGACGAAACCCCCAGGAAGCCCAGAGAGTAGCACAAATGCCCCCACAGCAGGTCGCTATGGAAGTGGCGCGGCTCGAAGGGAAAATCGAGTACATGAAATCACAACCACCGCCGGAAGTTAAAACGTCTTCCGCACCCCCTCCCCCGCCTGTGAGTCTTCACGGAACGGGCGGTGTCGCACCCCGCAAAGATGCGGGAATGTCTATGCAGGATATATTTTCCCACATGGATCAAGCCGATGCCGACGAGCGGGAACTGCGAAAGCACGGGAAGAGAAAATATGTCGGGTATTAAACCCCTAGCTCTGAATGAAACTTTCGGGAAGGTGGTACTTATTCTTGGAGGTTAGAAAATGGCGTTAGCCAATACTTTGATTACAGATGACATTATCGCCGCTCTCGCTGTGCGTGAGCTTGATAACGCTCTGGTTGCTTGTGGACTGATCCACAGGGATTACGAACCAGAGTTTGATAAGGTTGGAGAGTCCATCCGTATCCGAAAGCCGGTTAAGATCAAGAGTACCAGTGGAGCAGTTATTGCAAGCACTCCCAATCTGCTTGAGGAGAACGAAACTTTCACCGTTGCGAGTCGTGAGAAAGTCCACTGGGCTTTTACTACTCAAGACCTGAAGATGAAGATTGAAGACTTCAATCATCGTTATGTTCGACCAGGTATGATTTCCATTGCTAACAAGATCGAGTCTGATCTTCTTGGCCTTTACACCGGGATCTACAACTTTGTAGGTACTCCAGGTACAACCCCCTCAAGCATCGCTACCATTGGTGATGCCGGTCAGCTTCTTGATGAGGAAATGGCCCCTTTTGAGGAAAGAGCTTGTGTAATGGGACCTGCGATGCAGAACAAGATGACCACTGGAGATCTCAAAGGTTATTTCAATCAGCAGTTAGCTGAAGATCTAACCCGCCGCGGTTTTCTCGGACAACTCAACAACACCCAGTTTTACATGGGTCAGGCTGTTAAGCAGCATACTGTTGGTGAGTATTCTGGGACTCCCCTGGTTAACGGGGCTACCGCTGAAGGTGCCACTACTATCAATATCGATGGTTGGGGCGGTTCTAACGGCGATGTAGTTCTGACCAAAGGTGATGTTTTTACCGTTGCAGCTGTGAATGCGGTAAATGGTCGTACCTATGAAAGCACCGGATCTCTTCGGTTCTTCGTAGTGACTGCCGATTCCGCGCAGAATGCCTCTGGTGAATCAGCTACCGCTGTTAGTCCTCGTGTTGTAAGTTTGGCTGATACCAGCAGTAAAGCGCCCTATGCGACTATAGACGTTTTGCCTGCTGACAATGCGGCTATTACGATCAAGACCGGGGCTTCTCAGAGTCAACACCCTCAGAACTTGATGTTCCACCCGGATGCTTTCGCACTTGCTACCATTCCGCTTGACGTTCCACGTTCAGCAGTTTATGGGGCTAGTGTGACCTACAAAGGTTTGAATGTAAGGCTCTATTCTTACCTTGACGGAACAAACGATGAGGAAAATTATCGTCTTGATGTTTTGTACGGCGTACACACTATCAATGCTCCCCTTGGTGTAAGGATCACGGGGTAGTAAGCGTTTTGGCGCTTATCCTTTCTGTGTTAGACAGGGTTTCGGCCCTGTCTTTCTCGGGGAGGAAAGGACTACGGATATGCTGATAACAGGAAGGACTAAGAACTTGACGATGGTGTACCATCCTATAAGTGCTCCCCACGGGCGCAAGGTTGATATCCACCAGGCTAAAGATTTGATTAGGAAAAAAGGGTACTTTGACACCCCGGCTAAGTACGCGGCTCCTAAGTATGGAAGGAATTAAAATGAGCAAGTGTTTTATGTATCATGAGGACTTAGCCCCTGAGGGGGAAATTGTCGAGTCCAAGGATATTCCTAAGCTTGAGAAAGCCGGGTATGTAGATACCCCTGCCAAGTTTGGAATTGAGAAACCTAAACCCAAACCCGTTTCCCGGGTTAAAAAGGATAAGTAGATAAATGTCTTTAACAGGTGTGGGTCTTATAGAGTCGGCAATGCGGCTAATAAATGTTCTCTATACAGGGGAGTCTGCTTCTACACAGGAGAAGACAGATATTTTGGAGGCATTAAATTTAATGCTCTCCTCCCTCTATACTGAGAATTATTTTCTCCCTCAGGAAAATGAAATGTCCTGGGCGGTAGATAGCACTTATACCGCGCCTGCCTCTATAGGTACTGACCCCTCGCCTAGTTCAGAATATGGGGGACCACATATCGCACAGGTCCGGCCCATGTCTATTAACTACGCATGGGTCAGAGACAGCGGAGGGCTAGACTCCCCGCTCGATCTTATATCCTGGAAGGACTATGATTTCCACTACGGGAATAAGTCGTCTTCAGGGAGACCAGGTATCTTGTCTTTTAAACCTGGCTGGGTTACAGGGTATATCACCCTCTATCCAACACCAGACACCAATTACACTGTTTTCATATCAACACTTCAGAGCTTTAGTTTCATCACAGATGCAACCCTGGCCCTGGGTTATCCTACGGAATACCTCGAAGCTTTGAAGTACCTGCTTGCCCTTCGTATTGCCCCTGAGTTTGGGAAGCCTATCAATCCTTTTATTGTACAAGAGGCTAACCGGCTCAAGGGAAACATGAAGAGGCTCCAGCAGAATGTGTCCTCAAGGACAGTGTTTGAACTGAAGAACCGTAGGAGAAATGGGGTTTCACGCGCCGGATTCTTTGGGGGTCTGTAGTGCTTATAGACTTTGTAGGCCCGGCTTATGCCCTCAGAACTCCTAATCTCAATGCCCAGCAGTGTATCAATTGGTACGTCAGGGCAGGAGGTCCGGGGGGCAAGAGCGCAGGAGCGCTTTACCCCACTCCGGGGTTAGAAGCTTTTGTCACCCTGGCAGCAGCGGCTAAAGTCCGAGGGCTTATATCCACCGACGATAAACTTTATGCTGTCAGTGGAACCAAACTCTACTCCATTACCGAAGCAGGGACCATGACAGAGCTGGGGACAATTCCCGGCACTGATCCCATATCCCTTGCTCATAACGGGGTTGAAGTCTTTGTTGCTAACGGGACTTCTACGGGGTACAGGTTTGTTATCTCAGGATCTACTTTCTCATCTGTAGCACTCCCAGCGGCAATCCGACAGGTAGTGTTTCTCGATGGGTATTTTGTAGGGGTTGAGTTAGGCGGGCAGAAGGTCTACGTATCTACCCTCTATGATGGTAGTGCCTGGGCTTCTCTCGATTTCGCAAGCGCTGAGATCAACCCAGATAAGTCTCTGGCCATTATCGCAGATCAAAGAGAACTGATGATCGCCGGAACAAAATCTACCGAATTCTGGTACAACTCAGGAAATGCGGATTACCCCTTTGAGAGAATCAGCGGAGGTATAACAGAATATGGCTGTGCGGCCCCCTGGTCTGTTGCTTCAATCGCGGACTCTAAATTCTGGCTTACCAACCATCGCACGGTTGTTATGGCCTCCCAGTGGCAGGCACAACCCATTGGCACTGACGCGCTCCACGAAACAATCGCAGGATACTCTACGATCTCTGATGCTGAGGGGATGACCTACAGCATCGATGGGCACTACTTTTACGCACTAACTTTTCCGACTGAAGGGGCAACGTGGGTTTACGATTTGAATACTCAGATGTGGCACGAGAGGCAAAGTCCCTCCCTGACCCACTTTCGAGGTACCTTCTGTACGGAGCTGAACGGGGTTTGGTATGTAGGGGACTACACCAACGGGAAGGTCTACAAACTCACCCCCACGGTTTACACAGAAAACGGTGCTGTAGTTACGAGAACCCGTACAACCCCAGTTATCAGTGAAGAAGATAAACGCATTACCCTGACCAGACTCCAGATTGATTTTGAGGAGGGGATCAATGCCGCAGGTGATCCTCAAGCAGATCTCTCCTGGTCAAAAGATGGAGGGCATACTTTCTCCCCGGTGCAAAGTGAATCTATTGGGGCCACAGGTGCGTACACTAATAGAGTGGTATGGAGAAGGATAGGCCAATTCCGTGAGATCATTTTTAAACTTCAGGTAGCTCATGATATGAGAGCAATTGTCCTGGGGGCCTTTGGCGAATTAGAAGTAGGGGAGGACTAATGCCTTCAACTATTAAATTCCCCCCTTTCCCTTCTCGCGCTGAACCGGGTAAGGCTGAGTGGCAAAGATGGTACAATAGGTTAGTAGCTGAAATGACAAATGCTGCTGAAGATATCCAGCTCACCGGGGCTTCAGTAATTATGTCAGATGGGTTTTTACATGAACAAAGCGCACGATCAGAAGATATTGAAAGATTATTGGCGATAGGCTTATGGCAGTAAATATTAAACAACTCATCGCGCCTTCCTTAGTGCCCAACACTGAGCAGACTTTCTATACCTGCCCGGCTTCCACGAGTACCGTATTTCGTGCTCTGAACCTTTACAACAATACCGCAGGTGCAGTCGATGTAGAATTCTGGATTGTCCCTACGGGGCAGTCAACAGGTAACGACTACCTGGTAGCTAAGAAATCAGTGAGCGGTACAAGCGCTTCAAGGGTTACAGAGGTAGAGGGCTTAGTCTTACAGGCGGGGGATTTTCTTGTAACCAAAGGCACCGTAAATGGAGGATGCTCCATCATTGGCGGGGGAGTGGAGGTAATCTAATGTCTATAATACCACCAGTTGATCCGGTTAGTGCCGTACTGGGTATAGGCTCCCTTGTCTTAGGTAAAAAGTCTTCTGATGCCCAGGCAGATGCTTCTCAAGCTATTGCGGGGCAACAAGCTGCTGCCCAGCAGTATGCGGCAGAGTTAGACTACAAGGCCACTCAAGAGGCTAATAAATTACTTAAAGAGCAATTTGATAGCCAGCTTGCGGAACTTCAGTTTCAATACGATAAGAGCCAACAAACTCTTCAACCTTTTCTTGATTCAGGTTCTCGTGCTCTTTCTTCTCTTGAACAAAAGGTCCTGGCTGGCCCTGATATGAAGGATGACAGGCTTCAGTCTTTTATATACAACCCGGCACCTCATTTAACCACAAGACCTTCTTATTATGGGGATCAACTATCTACTCCCGAATCTACATTTGAGGGGTTTGGTGAGCCTGGTAGGGGGCAAGTTCCGGGAGGACAGGCTGGAGCGCCCAGTGATCGAGTTTCTTCGCGTTTGTCTAATGAGGGGATACGTACCCCAGGTATATATACCGACCCGACGGGAAACTTGTTTACAGTTCACCCCACTACGGGCATACCTACGCAACTCTCCAAAGACTCTTCCTATATAGACCAAAACGGCTTTCTTGCGTTGAACACAAAAGAGCACGGATGGCTGTCTAACATAGACAGGCCGCTCGCCTTTGGCCCTGACGGGAAAATGAAATTGCTCCCTCCGGATTTTGATGTGCCAGATCCTCTTGGGGATTATTTAGCCCGAGAGCACAACAAACGTTTAGGTATTGAAACCCCATCTCCTGAACTTCCTCCTATGGATGGCACGCCTTCTGTAGATGTAGATGACCCTATGTACCAGCCCCCAACGGCTCCGGAGATCGAGGCGAAAGTTCAAAGCGGGGAATTGGTTCCTTATTTAAAAGATGATGGTACACAAGGGTACTACCGCCCCGTTTCTCCCCATACTACAGACATTAACCGCTTGTTTGAAACTCGGGAGGAAAATGTTAACGCCATATCCCAGCAGTATGGGGATACCAGTAAAACCATGAGCAAGATTGAGGGTTTTGACCCAGCCAATGAGGGTAATCTTCCTACCGGCGGAGTCATAGACACGGGCACACCCCCCGCATTGGAAACCGGAACCGCGCCTAAAACTTCTGATCTTTCCGAGATAGATCCTGAAGAAACTCGCCAGCCAGTTCAAGTCCCTGAAAGGGGGATACTTCCTGATAAGGGCAATATAGGGTTTGCTGAATCGGGGATATATAAGCAGACGGGAAAATCTGACCCATCAAAATTAGACCCTTCAATAGAGAACGATCAACGTGCTTTAGTTCAGATGTTCATGGAAGACACAGGGTTCAGTGTAGCGAGACAGAATTCTGCGGAAGGGGCCCCCAACCCAGCTCTTATGAACAAGTTCAAGTGGTGGCTATTAGAGAAACAAGACCCTCAATCCGCTTTTGTTAACGAGAATCACCCCAACGACCACTACGGCAGCAAAACACTAGGGCAGGGGCTTAGTAGGATCAAGCAGCAAAAAGGTATCCCCCCCAACGATCCTCTTTGGAAGTATATGGATGAGCCCGTAGCGGGTACTCTTAGGCAGGAGTTTGGCGTTCAAACGGTCCCAGTTCAAGGGGGGACGGGGGAAAGCACCCCTTTGATTGAAGATTTAGGACAAATGTTTGAACAGGTGCACGCCCCGGGGCAACCTACAACCTACATATCTGATGATATTTTTACAGAGATGAATTCCGGGGGGACTCAGACAACCGATGCCGCGTGGTCTTCGGCAATTAGCAAGATTAGTGAACAATCCGTGGTGACTGGGCCTAAGATAACTGAGAAGTTTTTTGATTCTTTACCAGACAGTATAGTAAGACGAACGAATGCTTCGAGCGGATACCAAATACCTGGAACAGACTCAAGGTGGGAACTCCCTACGGATCATCAGTCCCGTTCTTTTCTGAAGGGCGATTTGTCTAACATGACTTTTCAGAGCATGGCAGCGGGGTACGCTGGTAAATATGCTGAGAATATAAAGAGTTTTGGGCAAGACCCCAAAGCTGATGGGCGAGTGGACTACCAGAAAAGATTCAAAGAACTCGCCGATGCTATACCTGAGTTCAAAAACGCCTCTTCTACTCAAGATATTTTGATAGCTGACGCTATAGCTTCAGGGGGCATTATTCAAGGAGGCGATCTCCACAAGACCTTGGCTGGAGTGCAGACAGATAAGCATGCTTCTGAAAACAGGTTTAAGCGGGACGTATTTACTTCTACAGTGAATGATGTAATAAAGCAGTCAGATGCTCTATCAGATAAAGAAGGAAGGGCACGTTTAGATACAGAGGGTATTGCTGCCCTTGAAAAACAGATAGGGGAATATACGGCGTTTTTCCCTGAAGAGATGAAAACCAAGATTGGCCCAGATAGGCAGTTCAAGGCCATGATCGGCATGGACCCTTGGACTAGCGGGCCGGTGGACCGAGATGCTATAGGAGGTTGGGTTTCCCAAGACATGGGGCAATACTTACCTGAAGCGCAATTAGACCCCCTAATAGATCAAATCTATGGCACGTTTCAGGAAATTGAAGCCGACGAGACCCGCAAACAGACTAATCAGGCGGTCTTAGATTTGATACAGCCTCTAGCTGAGGTAATAGGTAGACCTGCCTATGATACTCTATATAACAACCTAAAAGAGTTTGGGCTTTCTGAATTCACCCCTCAAGAGTCGAGCCGTTTGGATGCGTTAGGTCAGAGTGTTGCTGAGGATACCCCTTGGGCTGTAAAGGAATCGCAGCTCCGAAAGAGTTTCGAGGGGGAAGGTGAAAAGACCGTTGCGGAGCAAGAGGCTTTCGAGGGTTTTCTAGCTTCAGAGAAACAAAAACATGAAAGCAATCGACAGCAAGCGAGTATCAACAAGCTTCGAGAAGAAAGAGGATTACCCCCCGTAGAGGCTGAGGGGGCTACAAGTGAGGTTCAAAACCAGATTGCTGCTCTTGGGGAAGATACCCGGGCTCAGTTTTTTAAGTATTCAGATAGGCCAGAAGAAGGGCTTGTAGACCCGAGGCTTGATACTAATTACCTCCGCACGGTTTTAGAAAGTGACCCTAGATTCACCGAAGAATACAAACCTATGGTGGATTATTCCACAGATCCGAGGTTTCAGGCCCAGGACAAGATTATAAGTAGGGATGATCCCCGCTTGACTGAAGCGTACAGCCGCATTACAGATCCGACTACGGATATTAGGACACAAGACCCTTTTGATTTTCAAAGCTATTTAGATGCAGACCCGAGGTACAGGCATGGACAGGATTACACACAAGAAGATTATGAAAAGTCCCCGGGATACCAATTCAGGTTGGATGAGGCTACTAAAGCGATTGAAAGGGGGGCAGCGGCCCGAACTGGGGCCTTATCGGGTGCAGCCCAGAACGCCCTTGCCAAGTTTACTTCTGATTATGCCTATAAAGACTTTGCTCAGGAACGGTCAGTAGCCGACCAGAGGAGTCAACAAGCTATTACAGAAGCGCAAAGTATGGCGCAGGAGTTTGACCGTCGAAGGCTCCAAGCAATCCAGGAGAATCGATTCGATGAGGCTGAGTTCTATTCAAGGCAAAAAGAGGGTATCGATGGATACCTCAAAGAACAACTCCAATACAATCAGTTAAGGGAAGCGGGTATCAATGAGAGAATAAAAGAAGATACCCGGCACTTCTCTCAAAGGGCTGAAGCGATAGGGGAAAGCCAGCAGCAGCAAGCTTTTGCTTCAGGGCAGCGTAAAGATTTTCAGGACGAGTATTACCGTAGGCAAGCAATCCAGGAAGGCAGAAGGTCTGATTTTCAAAAAGAATACTATGGGCAGCAGGAGATCCAGGACAAGCGAAGGCAGAATGCGCTTAATGAATACTATCAGTCCCTTGCGCCTTTACAATCTCTATCGGGGCAGGGGCAGACTACAGCAGGGCAAGTGAATTTAGCAGGTCAGAACTACGCCCAGTCCCTTGGAACAGCGGGTCAAACCTTTGCCCAGCAATCCGGGCAGAACTTGATAAAGTCAGGTACAGCCCAAGGACAACTTGGTATCGCCCAGGCTCAATCCGCAGGGGCAGGGATCATGGGAGCGACAAGCGCCAAACTTCAAGGGTATGAAAATATTCAAAATACTTTGAGCAGTCTCTATCAACAGTCCCAAACTAATCAACTTATCGATGCGCTAAGGAAGCAAAAATAATGGACGCGGCAAATCTTATTTCTCAAATATACAAGCCCAAGTTCAAGATGCCCGATTCCACTCAGCATTTTAAGAATGCCCTATCTGTTGAACAAATGCAGTTTAAAAGGGATGAAGCTAAGGCCCAGCAAAAGAGGTTTGAAGCACAACAGACAACTCAAAAGAACCAACTTGCTATGCAGCAGCAAAGGGCTGATGCCTATACTGACCAGGTTAACTTAATGTCTGAGAGGCAGAAGAGGGGCTTTAAGAAAGAAGATGATACTAAGAACCGGCTGTCTGATTTCGTAAAAGAAAATGAAGTAGGTACTCCCCAGTACACAAAGAAACTATCTAATATATTTTTGGAAGAAGGAGACTTAGAGGGGGCCAGAAAAGTATTCAACTTTGTATCGGGGCTTGACGATGATGCTAAAGAGAAAGCGGATACTCTTGCGTCTAATAAACAGAAGATACTGGACTCCAACGCTAAGGCGCTCTTAGGTGCAGCAGAGACAGGGAACCCTCAGGTGTGGGAATCTACTGTAGAACAGAGCTGGGATATACTGAAGCCCTTCTTCCCCGAGAAACCCAGGCTTGATGAAGCTGAGAAAGTTATCCGGGTATTGGCTACTCAATCTAATACCGCTAAAGAATTCCTCAAGATGCGTTTTGACGAGCAGAATAAAGAAAGTTTGAAAGCTGCACGTAAGGCTCAGAAGGAAGTTAAAGAACAAAAGGCTTCCCAACAACAGCAAGAGGCTATTCAAGAGCAGTTTGAAGACGCGATTATGGGCACTTTCCGAGAATCTAATTTTGGCAACAAGGATTTCGAGAAGATCTTCCCCGGGTTGTTTGTTCATGCTGTTGGGCCAGAGGACCTTGACGGTGTTTTTGAGAGTTTGAAAACGGGGGTAGTATCTAATACCCAACGCCTTCCCGAAACTGTTGAAGTGCAAGGCAGGCCGTGGCCTAAGAATAAAGTAGTAGCACAGCTCCTACGAGATTACATACGAATTGTAAAAACCGATCCGAACTACACCCCTGTTAATTTCTCCGCAGGGTTCTCTAAATTTTTAAGAGATTGGGGGGCTTTCGATGGCAAACTCAAGCTTCCTGCCCAGTAGCAACATACATAAACCCATACTGAGAAATTCAGATAACACTTTCTCCACAGAGGAGACCATAACTGTAGAGGCAGATGTAGGCCAAGGTAAAAGGGCTTATAATATACCCACTATAGTAGATGGGGTAAGGCGCTCAGATGATGAAGCCACAGACCTATTTTACCGTGGAGTAAATAAACACGTAGGAGAATTTTTGAGTATTGAAGAAGCAGTAGCAGATGCGGAGCAAAGGACTAAAGATATAGGAGAATTGAGGCTTCAAGATTCTGAAGAGTTCAGCTTTTCAGTACCCACTCTTACTCCTCAGGATAATGAGGGGGCAGGCTTTTCTATTCAGTCACTATCCCCGTCTAGCGCAAAGCAAGATGACTCAGATTTTGGATTCTCGATCCCCTCTCTTACCCCCTCCGCACCAAAGCCCCTAACTCCTGAGCAAGAGAACATTAAAAAGATCGATGCGGAAAAGGATGAAGGCTGGTTCTTTGACGTGAACAGTCGGGCAGGGGATCTTATTGGTTCCTTTGGGGCTATTGCCCAACAAGCCCCTGGGTATGTGGATGAGGGCACTAAACAGATTTATGCAGCTAATAGGGGGGTAAAACAGCTTCTCACCGGGGAAGTAGAGTTTGTGGATGATGAAGGTGACTGGCTTGCAAACCTTTTAGGCTATAAAAATTGGACTGAAGGTGTTGGTCAGCAAGAGAAAGATAAGCACTCTGTAAAGATTCCCAAAAAATATGAAGATGTAGATATCCCTGTCAGTGAGATAATCGGCGGAGGATTAGGTAGTGCCGCGGGTTTTATGCTTGGGGGCGGGCCTCTTGGACTTGCTGTAGGCGGGATGTTAGGGGCTACCGGAGGCAAATACCTGGGGGACTATTTATTCCCCGAAGACACCACAACCACTAAAGAGGTAGCAGAGGCGGTGCAAAGCGCGGGCTCTAGTTGGCCTTCTCTTGCTGCGGGTGCCCCGGTGGGGTATTTAGCATACAAGTACACCAAGTCCCCCACTTTAGGAGCATTAGCTTTTGGGGCTACTTCCGCTTTAGCCACTATCCCGCTAGTCTTTGGATCGGATTATGACAATACTTTATATAGTTATCTTGGGAAGCTACAGGAGAAAGACCCTAACTATACCAAAGAGAAGTGGGCAGAAGACAAGCAGAGGATACTAGATACGGGTATCACGGTAGAGCAGGCAGCCATAGAAAAAGCCGCATGGACCGCGGGCACTGAAGGGCTTGCAGACTTTGTTACTAACTCTTTGATCGCTTTACCTGGTGCAGCTTTTAAGAAAATGCTGCCTGAACTTTATTCCAAAGCCGTGACCAAATCGGCAGCAGGAAAAAGTTTAACTTGGGTAGCAGAGAACACAATACCCCGAGTCACAGGTAAAGTAGGTTTTGATGTAGCGGGGGAAATAGGACAGGAAACGTTTCAAACTCAGATCGGTTCCCAGTATGATACCTCCCTTGGTTTAGCTCCGAGAGAACTGACCTACGGAGAGGCTTTCAATAAAGTCAGAACCCAGACTATGATCGCGGCCTTGGTTGGTTCCGGTCCTTTAAGTGTGGGTATAGAGATAACACAACACTTAGGAAAGGTTAAAGAGAAAGGGGCTTTTAAGAAAGCTCAAAACCTTTTAACCGTAACAATGCCTAAAGATCCAGTTCAGCGGTACTCACAGCTTATCGCCATGAAAGAAGAGGATCTTAACCAACTGGATCGATTGTTTGATGAAGTAGTGGCGCAGAGCGATCTACTAGATATGCCTTTAAGCGAGGATATGGATACGATTCGCTCTGATATTCAATTCATTATTGAGCAGCGTAAAGCCGGTCCAGAAGCTTTTGTAAACCCCCCGGACGAGGACATAGCCATAGGGGAATCTTCGCCCGAAGACCTAATTACCCTGGCTAAAAGGTTTGAAGATGAAAGGGCGCAGGAAAACCAGAATAAACGAGAGTATTCCCCTGAACAAGAAGAACCCACCCCCGAAGGGGTTCAGCCTGAAGACTTGACCTCCCTGGCCGAAAGAGTAGAACAAGAACAGCTCTCCGAGAATAAAGCTTTTAATGAGTATAGATTCGGCCCTGGCGGGCTACAAGCGGCTGATGCGGAAGCACTACAGGGCCGGGTTGAGCAAGAGAAGATTTCGGAGGCCAAAGTACTTGAGAATTTCGAGGAAGAGGCCAAGCAGACCGCGGGTACAGATATCATCGGGGATGTAATTGATTCCGATTCCGATACTTCTGGGGGGTTTGGGGAACTCGAACAAGAACTTGCCTACATGATGAAAAGGGCTGAAGCGGCCCCCGAGGTAGAGCAGGAGTCTTTGCAAGAGGAAATACCTGAGACCTTGGAAACTAAAGAGACAAACCTTACCTCTGAGCTATTCCTAGCAGATCCAGAAAAGTATATCAATGAGATCTTGCCTTTAAAGACCGATGAAGAGATTACAGATATCATGGTGGACGGGCTGACTAATCCCCAAATGGCTTATGCTATGCAAGATGAAGGCTTCAAAGCCAAGTGGGAAGCGGTACTGGCTAAGAAAGAAGAATCCACTAAAACCGCAGAGCCTAAAGAGGTAAAGGTAAATCCTGAGATTGCTGAGATAACTGAAGATATCAAGGATCATGAGAATGTGCCGGGTGAAGAAACGAAAGTTAAAGTTCTTCAAAAGAAAAGGAAAGATCTCCAGATTTCAGATGCCCTCGAACAGTTAGATACCGAGAATCCTCCAGTACCAGGGAAGACCGAAGAGCGGCTATTCCAAACTAACCCTCGGGAGGTATTAAAAGACAAAGCTGAAGACCACGTAGAAGCTTTAGGCGGGGCGGAGAGCCAGACTCCTGAAGGGGTATCTTTTGAGAAAAGAGCTAGAGAATCTTTTCCTGCTGATCAGTTTTCAGATACCGAAATAAAAGCTTTTGCCCTTTTACATGAAGTTCTAGCAGAGCAAGCAGTAAAGGCGGGGGTTGTAGAGACTACCCAAGAATACTTTGATAGTGTATCCCTTGAAAGCGCACAGTCAACAGATGGTAAGGCTATGGGCTCTTTTACTCCCAGGGAAGTAGGGGGTTTAATTAAAGCCTTTGAGACCGGGGACTATACAACCCTGATCCATGAGTCGGGGCATTTGCTTGAGAACATATTGACTCCTTCTCAAAAAAGCTTGATGAATAAATCTTATGGCGTAGGAAAAGACGGAGTTTGGACTACAGAAAATAAAGAAGCTTT